ACGTCGACAGTATGTGCCACATGCTCTGCGAGACGCATAGCCGTTAACCGGCGGGCGTCTCTTCGGAGTTTTTTTCAATCTCCTCAGCGTTCACTTTCCCCATACCGCAGAGACGCTGTGCAACGTCCACGATCCGCTCTGTCACCACAGAGTTCTGCTCACCGATAGCCCGGATGTCCGAAATTGAAAACAATGGGACATTGTTTTCGTCGACACAGGCCCACACAAGAAGTCGCTCTCGCATCTCCTGTGTTCGTCCAGGGATCCGTTCTCCGGACTTGCTCATGAACTGCCGCTCGAAGTCACTGCGTTCTCGGGTAGTCATCCCACGAACGCGAATGACCACTCCGGGGCCAAGTTCCGGTAGTGGCACATCCTCAACTGGAGGCTTGTAGCTACGCAGGAACATTTCTTTAGTTACAACAGTCACTCGTAATCCCCTTCGTCTTCTTCGTCTGTTTGTTCATCCGGGTTATTAAGCTTATCCGATGCCACCACGGCAGCGGCAAGTTGCGATGGTGTTCGCACCTTCGAAACACGAGCTTTACACTCATCATCAACAGCAACCGCATTGCCCATGAGTACTTGGTAGTACGCCTGCGGATGCTCAAATTCCAGCCCAGCAAGAATGATGGATGTGCCATCTTCTCGCAGGGTTACCCACTCCGGTGGCGAATCTGGGGCCGGAGTCATGTCTCGAATCAGCTTTGCTCTCATTGTTACTCAATCTCCAATTACGTAGGGAATGTTGGCAAACCTGTGATCGTCATTGATACGGTTGCCTTAATGCCGTCATCCATTGCGACGGTGTGCCCAAACTCCATACCAGATGAAGTGAACGCAGTCACTTTTGCATCCGTGTACAGAATATTGTGAACAATAGTCACCGGCACTGTAATACTATCAGTATAAAACTGATGTCCAGCTAGTGACGGGTCGAAAAACATTTCAATATCGCATGTGCCTGCGGTCGCGTATCCGGTCAGTGGCATTTCTTTGCCTACAGCACTATCGAGAGACGTTCCCTCGAAGGTTTCACTTGCAAACCCGGAAGTGCCAATGGAGTTAACCTGTGCTACAGCAGTCAACATTGCGCTGATGGTGCTTTTGAAAATCGTGCCCTTACCTGCGAGTTTTGCCATTGCTACTTACCTTTCGTAATCACGGCATGATCGCCGTTTTCAAGATCGATTATCCCTGATACAACCAAGTATCCATGTGGAGGATCATCGACGATCAATTCACTCCGTGTTTTTATTGTCACACGTTTCCGTTTTGCTATTAATCGTTCTGGTGGACCTATCTCAGTCAGGTTCCACAAATGCAGTTGCTTGTCGTAATCTACCTTTAAGAGCATCATACTGCCTGATAGAAGATGTCCACATCGAGCGATACTAAATGGTATCCTCCATCAGATCCATCAGCGGGAGGCTCATAGCTCCCAACCTCGCCATTCAGCATGACAGCTGCAATCGTGAACGTACCTGCTGTCCCTGCATAATCATCAATAAAGACCCTAACCGCATTTCCAAGCGATTCGGCCTGAACTGAAATTGCTGACACGCACACGATTACAAAACCCATCCGTCGAAGGGCTCCGGTCGCATCGAGCGAGTTGAATTCATCTGTGTCCTGTTGGTCGATAACAATGTATGGCAACGCAGCCTTCTGGGGTGCCTTTGAGATGTAAACTCTCGTTGACACGATCGCTGAAATCGTCGCCTCCGCTCGGAGTAATGCTACAAGTCCTGCTCTCATGGGCGTGCCGCCTCACGTCTAATCTTTGTCCAGAGTCGTGTTCGAATTCTATTGTAGGCTAATCCTCGCGTTGCAGACCACGCCTGCTGAACAACATCCAGTCGACGCATTCGTCCCGTGTGGACCCCTCCCCTGGTAAAGCGGTCTCCAGTCCCTGCCAAATACCAATGAAGACTTGCTGCGCCGGTTCCTACGCCGGGCCGTGATCTGCCGTTACCTGAAAGCCCTCGTGGATCCTGTCGTCTTTGTCCAACCTTGCTTCCAGCTTTCCCGAACACAGTCCCCATAGGTCCATTTGATCTCCCGCCACGCGACACCCCGGAACGGCTACCAACAGCCGCCCTTGTTTCTCTATAGTCGCTTTCACTCTCCCCTTCGTTGGGAGTGTATGCTGGAATTCTTCGCTTGATGGCAGTAGCAACGATCCTCATTCCACTACGGGTTGACTCGGTCATGATCCTGTTCTGATTCCGCTGCAGTTTTGCCACTCTCTTTTGCAGTTGCTTGACGAGAGCTTTTTCCCAAACAAATTGTATTGTCGCTCCGAAGCTCATTATTGAACCGCCTGTCGTGTCTGGATCTCTACTTCATTGTGTGCTAAATCGATGTCGATCACGCTCACAATTTCGTAGGTGTTACCCTCACAGATCAATCGCATATCTGGCGTTGCTGAGGCTAGTACTGAACTCCATGTCGCGTACCAAACGTGCGTCACGGTCGCATTTGTTTGCTGGACCTTCCAGAACTCGGTGCCACCTTTACTAATGACTGCACACCATGTTCTCAGGTACGATGACCAGTTAGCATTTGCTGACACATCAATTTGACCGTGTGCGTCATCAGTCCCCAACAGCCTCTCGATTGTTGCAGCCTTGTTATATAGACGATGTTTGCATTTAGCAGCCATTACATCACCTTGTGGTATCCAGTCCACTGCAATGAACTGACGAGCCGCTTGTAGGTCGCTTCGTTGCCGTCGCAACCACTCCACATCATTTTCACGTATTCAACAATTGCCAGTTTAGCAGCAGGAGGAACACTTGCTGCCGTTGCTCCATAGCCTGCAACAAACGTGATTGCCACTGCGTTTGGAGTGTTGTCTTCCGTGTATTCCCACTGCTCATTTGTCTTAAGGACAATTCGTGGAGGAGTGCTGATTATGTCTGTCGCGTAACGCGATGATGCAAATGTCTGACTGGCTGAATTCTGGTCCGTGTAAACGATGCTTGTGATGCTGATGATTGGTGCCAAACGCAACTCAATCTCACGCACCCACCGGAACCAATCCATGTACCCGACCACAGTCTGAGTGATCAATCTCCGATATGAATCGGATTCAACCTGTTTTCGAGCCTGCGTGAGAAGGAGCCGGATCTCTGCGTCAAATTCGCAAGTCGATCCCAACCGCATCCGGTCTTTCAGTTCCTCTAGCGTGATCGGTTCGATTGCCGGTTCTGAAGTTGTTTTGAAGGTTCGGATAAGGGCTTTTGTGTCGCTTTCGTAAGCGTTGGCGGATTTGTACTGGAACACCATACAGCACTCCCGTTCGCTACCAGCGTAGCCATGATTCCAAAGGCAAAGGTAGAAATGCGACTGCCCTTCGCGTGACCGTTCCAGCCGCGAATAAGCTCGATTGATTGCATGTTTTCTGGCATCATTTCACGTTCGAATCCCGCCATTGCTGGACATACATGTGTTCTGGTTTCATATCATCGTTGAATTGTACAACAGTCTCTTCCATGTGCCCAATAGAAACCTGTGGAGCAACATAAATATTCTTTCCAGCCAGTCTCCACTGATGCCAGAAGAAGATGTCGTCGTCCATCCGCTCGTCGCCCCACTCACCATTCTCATCTGGTTTTGATACAAACCACGGTTTCGGAACTTCTCGCAGAGCATCGACACGAAACAGAGTCAGACCGAAATGGGCTGTCGTTACTTTGAAAGGAGCATTGCTAACCTCGACTGTCAGCCCGCCATCGACGTTCCCTGTCGTCAGGAGCGGATATTCGCATCCACGCCGACACTGCAGAGCTGCCAATGCATCGATGTGTGGATTGCTGGCAAGTGTATCCATCAACAGGCTGAGTTGCTCGGCAGTAAATAACGAATCTGAATCGATCGAAAGGATCCAGTCGATCCCGTCATTAACCGCTTTCGTGAACATGCGTTGCATGCACTGACCCCAAAACACCCCCTGCGATGTGGTGAGTTCGATTTTAAGCTGACGCAGCGCTAGCTCGATCAGTGACCGGCAAACCACTGATTCGTATCGTGGAAGCGTTAGGTAAGCCCCAAGCTGAATGGTCGCTGTTGTCGGTTTCTTCGGCTCTGGATCAGCTTCCTTGACGCCTTCAAGGTTTAATGAAATTGGCAGCGCTGCTGAATCAGTATTTGGGGACTGCCATTCTTTTATCTGCCGAATCCCACACTGGTGCATCAGCCCCGCTAGCCTATTGTGGTCATAAGCCGACTTATGGATGTCATCTGCGTGCATCTGACCGCCCATAAGGTAAAACAGGCGGTTCGGTGAAGTGTCGTTCAGCACCTTATCAACATCTGGAACGCTGATCCGTATCCGCCCACCTGGCTTTAGGACTCTGGCCCACTCGTCCATTGCCTGTGAGGCTTCTCCAAAGGTGAAGTGTTCGAGAATGTGCGATGCTCGGATCTCGTCGACGGAGCTGTCTTGATAGGGGAGCGGAAAAGCTTCGGTGCCAAGCTTGCGATCGATTGCTGTGAATCCCGGAATGACCGTTCGGCCTGCTCCAATATTCAGCTTCAGTGGCTCGGCAACGTCGCTCAATTCAATTCTCCGCTATCGACAAAAAGAGCATTGCAGAATGTTTCTGCAACAAGTGTGTAACCCTTTGACTCGCCTAAATATCTGATTGCGTCGATCCCAGCTTGACCTTCTCCGTCGCGTTCCGGAGGTGGCTCGGATGGCGATCTCGTACTGATTTCAACAAGCATGATTCTTGGACGCACGTCTTGCAGGTCGCTCCACATCCAGAAGTCCTGACCGTCAATGTCGATGATTCCAAGGTCTGGTTGTAGATTGATATTCGTTTCGCGAAGCACAGCATCGAGATCAACACAAGTCCGATGAATGCAAGTTGACTGACTTCCATAATCGGCCTTTAGTTTTTCGAACAGCTTGTCGCTTGCCTCAATTAAGACTGCATACCAACCCTTTTCTCGAAGAATTAGGGTATTGGAGAAGAACCGACCGTCACTTGCTCCAATTTCGAAGCAGTGACGGTTGGTTTCTCCGATTTCCTTAAGGCATGCCGCAATCAATCCATCTTCACCGAATTGAGTGTAAACATTCAGGGCTTTATTCTTAAGCCACTTCACATGCGGTGTACACCGAATTGATTGATGCTGCCCCATTAATTACACGAACCTCGTAACGCCGTTTGTGGATGTCACACCAGTCGTGCCTGCAGGCCCAACTTTGACGCGAGACAGAATCGCTTCTGCCGACGCCGTGAAGTTGTCATTGGTTGCAGTGGCTGAACTGATTGAGATCCGCAGGTATCGCTTGCGACCTCGAAGATCGACGCCGTAAACGATCGGCTTTGCTGCAACCGCATCGCCTGTGATGTTTGCCGTGACCGTCGCGAAGTTACTTGCTGTGGTGTCGTCTGACTCCAGCAATTGGATCGTTGGGCCAACAGCATTCGTGTTGGCTTCGCTGCTGATGTTGACGATGATCGTGGCGTAGTCCGCACCGTTCGTGTCAAGGTTTGCAGTGGCCGTTGCGTTGTTAGTGACTGCCCGTGAGGCAATCAACTGGCTGTGTACAATTGAGCGAAAAGGAAGCATATGATCGGGCTCCTTAGAGCATGGATTTCAGAGAAGAGCAGGGAGGCACTCGCCCCCCTGCATCAATTCGAGCTGGAATTATGATCCGGTGGATAGTGCGACGATTGGACCTGCGACAGTGTCTGACCCGATCGAGTGAACGTTGATGTCCATTCGCTGCGATGACTTGACCGCGATCATGTCATATTCAAACAGGTTGGTGCCGCCGATCGTGGCTTCCTTGGAGAACTCCAGAGTCTGCTTTCGGCGATCACCGAATGAGCAGCCCAGAGCAAAGTTCCCCAAGAACACAGCGATCGTGCTGGTTGCTGTTGCCGTGCCCATAACCTGCGAGAACATCACAGGAATACCCTGGAACATTGGCATCCGAAAACCGTTCTGCAGTTCGCTACCAGTGACACCACCAGCTGCGTTCAACAAAGGCACCATCACTGTGTAATAGAACTGGCTCGAACACAGGAAGGCCATGCCGGCCTGAGCGTAAACCGGAACATTTGCAATCAGCGACGTTAGGTCAGCAATCACGATGGCTGCCCATGTATTGCTGGTCGTAGAGTCGCGATAGCCCGGAGCAGTACCAAGCGTCAGGGTTGCAAACATCGTCTTCAGACCACGGATGTGGCCGTAGGTTGATGTTCCGTCGCCGTCGATGAAACACTGATCTTCTTTCAGGGCGTTGCTGTAGCTCATTTCCTGAGCGAGCGTGTTGCCGAAGTCGATCACTGAATCTTCATTCAGCTCGCTGGAATACGTTGACAGACAGGTCATCTTGCGGGCGGTCAACCGCACAACCTGATGTTGCATGTCGCTGGCGGTCAGTGCAGCGTTTTCGCCCGTGAAGTATGATGTCAGTCCTGACACAAACTTCGGATCTGTGCGGGTGTCCGAGTTCATCGGCACCATTTTGCACAGCTTGCGAGCAACGCCGTATTCTTCGCGGAGCTTGATCAGGTCCGTTCCGAATTCTTCTGGAACAAAGATGTGTGATCCGCTGGTGTCGGATCCGCCTTCGAGGTGCGCGTTCTGGATCATTCCAT